ATGACTTACAGTCATCAGCAATTTCGTTTTTCAAACTCATTGCTTTTTCTTTAGTTAATATTAATTAACAACAAATGATAACATAACTAAAGTCTTCATGCAGATAGTTTTAGTCAGACGGAACCTGTTTAAGGGTTCCGCCTATCTCGATACTTCATGCGAGTATTATCTAGCCGAGACTTGGAAGTAGGTAATTATTATACACAAGTTTGATGGGCTCTGACCTTTCCCAACCTACGTCGACATTAAATGTATTACTACATTATATCCCCAAGCTTCGTTCCTGTTGCCATGGGTTTTTACAAACTGTATTGTGTTTTTTGATTGACAGTAATTCAATCTATACTAACCGGTGAGCCCAATTTGTTTGATGGCTTCCACACTCTGGTGTGTTGATCGGTATGTTGCGTGTGCTTCTATATGAGAGCTTTTTCCACAGCGGTATTTTAAACTGGCCCGCTAACCTTAAGTACTGTAACTATAATTGTTGACTGTTCTTGAATTGTTGAATGCCTTCGTGGAGAATTTTACTACTGCCTACGCGAACGTTTATAATGCCATTATAATAATTGTCTGATAAAAGAACTTCTCTTTCAAACTGCTCTTTTGCTTCAAGGTAACTCATTAAGCCCCTACTTGAACAAAGATAAAGTATTTCACGTGTGAAGTTCTTGCTGCCTAGCTCTGCTACATCTGCCTGTAAGTGATCTGAAGATCCATAATAGTCTCTCCAATCACTTTCTATTGTTGATCGTCGTTTATTCTTCTTGCCTTTAAGAGGCGGTCTTGTTTTTTTAAATCGTGCTAACTTTTTGCCAATATACTTTTTATTGGTTTTTAAGTTGGTTATTAAGTATACAAATCCCTCAATACCGTCTGGTAACTGAGTAATTGATTTGCCATTGTACGTCCAACTCATTTAATTTTTAACACTCTTAATTGTAACGCTATTAACGGTAAAGATCAACCTTATTATCTGTGTATTTACACAGATCACCGAGAATTTTGCTAATTTTATTGGATACTACTAATGTTTACCATTACTAGCATCTAGATAGTAATTTTCTGATTCAAATTACATACTATTTTTTTTGTCTTGAATTTCTGCACGACGTGACTTGGATAATTTACCAATATCTCCTAATGCTTTTCTTGCTCTAGCAGCGGCTGCTTTAACGCCTTTATCTTCCCAAGCGGCATGTTCCGCTAAGTATGCTTCGTATGCAGATACGATCTGCTCGTGTATTTGATTTGACATTTTATTCTCCTATATGACTTCTATGTCTGTGTTATAACTTGTAAACCCATTCTCTTTTGTTACGGTGAGTATGTTGTTTACACGACCAGCAAGTTCGTCTTTGTGCGACACTAGCCACACACTTTTCTTACGTTCTCTACTAATCTTCTTTAGTATGGCAAGTGAATTTTCTACTCCACTTGAATCCATACCACTGTCTACTAGTTCATCGATAAACAATAAATTAATAGGCTGATATAAATTTTCCCATACATCACGGAAAGCCCAACTTAAACTTAATATAAGTCTGTTGCGTTCTCCACGACTTAAATTATCAAAATCTAAATCTCTTCCAAGCTCTTGAATCTCAACAGTCAGATCATTTAGGAATACAACACTATGTGGTAATCCAATACGTTCTAAATAGTATGCTAATCGCTTGTTTAAGAATGCTAAATTCTGATCAATAATTCTTTTTCTAATAAAGCTGTCTTTACTAGTTAGTAGACGTTGCAAGAACTCTTGGTGGTCTTTGACTCTTACGATCTCATTAAGTGTAGTATAATCTACATCTTGTATCGCTGTTTCTTGCATTTCTACTATTTGTTCTTGATAAGGATCTACTTGTAATTTTAATCCTTCAAGTTCTGCTTTTAATTTATCAAGACTACTTCTATGATTATAAGCATCATCTAGTGAATCATAAAACACAGTAGGCTCATCACCTAGTTCGCCTAGTTCTTCTAGTGCAATAGCTAGTGTATTTTCTTCAACACTATTAGTATCTACAATATCAACTGATTCTTTTAGTAACTCTTTTTTACTTTTGATTGTGTCTTCTTGTTTGTTATCGTGTATCTCTTGTCCACATGCATAACATTTATGATCCTCAAGTAGTGCTACTTCTTTTTCTAGTTTCTGTATGCTTTTGTTGTTGCGTTTTGTCTCAGCAGTTATTCTATCTAACAAATCAGTTGTATCTTTGATTTGTCTTTTTTTAGTCTTGTAATCTTTACGTTTACTATGTGCTTCTAGTTCTGCTTCAATATCAATGTGTGTTAGATCATCAAGACCTTTTTCAAGTTGTTTAGCATCTTCGTCGTGCTTGTTTTTCCACAATGTCTGCCTGCGTTTAAGTGCAGTAATTTGTTCTTCGATACGACCATTAGCATCAATCTGACTCTTGATACTAAATTCTTCTGTTGTTGCTAACTCTTTACTAACTTTAAGTTGCTCTTTTAGAACATCTGCTTTTTCACTAAGCAACGTAATACCAAGCAACTGCTCAATAATAGCACGTTGGTCGTTTGCCTTCATGCTAAGGAACGGCTCGGTGTATGTGTTTAATGCAACAATGTGTTTAAACATATTGTGTTGCATACCAAGCAAGCGTTCTATCTCTGCTTGTGTTTCTCTACTATCGCCTTGTGCAGAATCTGATGCTTCTTGTTCATGATTGTTAATGTAAAACTTTAGTACATTAGGCTTACGTCCTCTTTCAATACGATACTTTAAACCACTTAATTCAAACTCGCAAGTAACTAACATATTCTTTGCATTGGTTTTATTAACCAAGTTGTCTCTGCGAATGTTAGTTAAAGCCAATCCATAAAGTGCGTAACTTAATGCATTAATTATAGTTGTTTTACCTGTACCGTTTCTCGACCCGTTATCTCCACCACCTGTATCTAAGTTTTCTCCTAGCACAAGTGTTAAATCATCACGGTCAAAATCAACGGCTTGAGTACTGTTACCGACACTCATAAAGTTTTTTGCAGTAAGGTTGTTTATTTTAAACAATTATAGATTCCTGTATATTTCCATTAAGAGGTTATTGTCGTATAGCTGGCTGTCAACTGCACCTAGTTGACTATAAACAATACTGTCAACACTTTCAAAGTTAACTTCGTGTTTTTCGTCAAAGGCATCTTCAACATTCTTTTGTGGTAGTAATGATAGTTCTCTTACGTCATACTGTTCATAGAATGTTTCTTTTATAAAGTTTGCCTCTTCGTAACTAATATCAATATCTAAGTTAATTCTTGCATATGTTTTTGGTAATAGTAACTTATCTGGATCGTCTAACAAAGCACTAAGTTTTAATACACGGTACTTTGGAGCATCGTGCCATTGATGAAACACATGAGGTTGTCCCCAGTCTAGTATCATTGCGCCTCGAGCATCGTCCCATGCATCACTATAGTTGTGCGGAAATGCATTACCAATGTAACTAATATTTCCTACTTCTTGTCTTTTATGAAAGTGTCCAGTAAACATACGTTCAACACCCCGGAAGTGATTGTTTTTTAATTCTCCGTGATCAGGCATTTGTATCATTGCATTCATATAGAAACTAGGAAGCTCAAAATGTCCTAGCATATACTTTGCTTCAAGTTTCTTAATCTGTTTCCACTCGTCACCTACAAGCCATGGAACAATAGCAACATCACCTTCAACTGTGATATCATTAAACAGTCTTATGTTAGGTAAATGCTTAATCCATGCTACACTATTAAAGTCACGTTTGTCTCTGTAATACTCATCGTGGTTACCAGGTAAAAATATTACTTGGTCAAACGATTCACTAAGTCTAGTCATAGCCATAATGCTATAGTTTAACGTAGCAACATTTATACTTGCTCTGTGATGATGCCAATCACCTAGGAATAAACAAGTTTCTGCTCCTTGTTCTTTTCCTAGTTTGATAACCCATTCTACAAATGCTACACAATCTTCATTGTGTAAATATGCATTACTCTTATTTCCAAAGTGTATATCCGTAAAGACAACAGCCTTTTTGAATAAATTACTCATAGTGAGTCCTATCATGTTTCTTAAATATACGTTATTATAACGGCCTTTTAACCAAAGAGCAACCTATTTCTTAGCATTTGCAGTTACTTTTGCTTGCTCGTCTGCCATTTTAGTATTCCATTCACTGTTGTGTTGTCTGGTATAACTTGGCGTTAGATCGTTCATTTCTAGTATATCATCACGTATGTTTTGATTACGTTTTTCAATGTTTAGAACTCTTGTAAAACTATTTGTAATAGCGGCAGTATAATATGCAAACGGATTTTGACTTTTGCTTTCGTCAAACTGTAAACCAATCTGTGCTAGTTGTACTAGTGCCTGTCCACGCATTTCGTCAACATATGTATACCCACGCCAGTTATATCGATGACTATAACGTTCACACAACTTCATGTACATGTTAGCAAGTTTGTTAGATGTTTTACCGTGTTCTTGGCTAAAGTATCCATTCTCCATTCCACCAACCCAATGACTCTTTGCTACAAGTTGTAGTTCGCCAGTTGTTTCATCATGTCTATAATGCTGATATGGAGGAAACAAACACTTGGTATGGTGATCTGCTACTGTCTTAGGTGTCTTTTTGCGTCCTGGCTCTAGTGGAATATGTTCGAATGTCATTACACGGAACACTAGTTCGTGTACTTCAAAACTTTCAGGATCTACTGCAAAGTCTGCCATTTTTAGTTTTTTGTTCTCGTTAAGTAAAAAAGCGGCACGTTGTATTCTGTCTGCCCGTGCTTTACGTGCTTCTTTAATCGCAGCTTTATCAATTGCCGCCACACTTTGTACAATGCAGTCAACATCTTTTGACTCAGCATCAATATATGAGCCGTAACTTGTTTTACTTTTGTGTATTTCTTTTAATAAGTCTCTGTTATTGAGATAGTTTCGTGTTGCCATAAAGGAATTCCTTATAATTATATATGTATATTATAACGTAAATAAATACATAGAGCAAGAGGTATTTTATAAATGGGTAGAATTTTAGATAGTAAGAACAACGTCCAATACAACGCTAAGGGCGGTGCAGTGAGTAATTTCGCAAAAAGCGGAGGTAACACGTCAAGTGCAGTACCTTCCTATGCAAGTTATGGTGAGTTTGCAAGCAAAAATCCAATGGCAGCAAAGATTGCAGGCGGATTCATGCCAGGCATGAAAAGCATGGCAGGAGGTGGAATGCCTGAGATGGGACGATTGTTTGGTGCAGGCATAACAAAAGGTGCTAGTTCAAATGCAAAAGGCAAGAACATGAGCACTAGTTACCCTGTTGTAGGTGCAAAAACCCAAGACCATCGAGTAAGACTTAGTCTACCTCCTAAAAGTAAAATTTTATATAACGGCAGTACAGGTGGATTAATAGCACCGTTAGCAGAAACAAACGGAATTGTATTTCCTTATACACCTGCAATTACGTTTCAACATCAAGTTGATTATCAAAGAACAAGTCCTACACATAGTAATTATCCCTTTAATTTTTACACTAATAGTGCAGTACAAGACATATTAGTAACAGGAACATTTACTGTTGATTCAGGACCTGATGCAGTTTACGTAATGGCAGTTATACAGTTTCTAAGAACAGTTACAAAGATGTTTGGAGAAGCAGATGGTGCTCTTGCAGGTAACCCTCCTCCAATAATGAGACTAAGTGGACACGGACAGCACTTAATGCCAAATATTCCTTGTGTTGTGACCAACGTAACTGTTACATTACCGAGTGAAGTTGACTATATGACAATACCAGGACTATCAGCAGGTGGCTTTGACAGTTCTCCAGGAACTACTCGTGTACCAAGACAGACAGAAATATCTATTGGCGTAACGCCAGTTTACAGTAGAAATGAGCTACGCCAATTTGGGTTAGATACACTAGCA